TTGGCTCAGGAGATTCATCATCTCATCTGTTATCTGGCTGGATGGAATACCGGACAGCAATGGAGTGCCTTTTACTATAGGCATATTTCGTCTTATTCTTTCAAGAAGACCGGGTTTTCCTCTTTCCCTTACAAACTCCCTTCCTCGGTTCTTAACAACATATCCACTCATCGCTATTGTGTCGATTGCGTCATCGTGAGGAAGTAAAGCTAAATCAAGAGTGAAATCTTCGGTCTGTTGGTATAACTGATTAAATGGCCATTTATCGGCAAGGTGAGCCGGGTACTTAATCCGGCCAGGACGGAATCTCCATTCAAGACCTGCTATTCTCTGTGGTTTAGAGACTTTGGAGGGATATGTCACCGGAAAGACTTTGGCTCTCCAAGGCTGTTCCTGTTGTGTCTCCATCTCAGTCACGTATTCTTGGACGGCTTCAGCAAAACTCATTTGAATACTAACAGCCTCGATACCGAGAACACGAGGTCTCCAGGCTAATCCCTTCTCATAAATTAAATTCATCAAGATATCATCTTTAGCCCGGCCAAGCCACATATCTAAAATCCATAGAGTATTCATGGTATCAAATCCCAGGATGGCTATGCAGGAGTAGTCATTATACTGAGAGAGTCCTCCGCCATAATCGAATGTAAGAATCCTAAACATAGGACGAACAAGCTCAGTAAATGGTTTCTCGTTTTCGACATAAACACGTCTGCCTGGCTCCAGTATTCGTTCGTTCCACTTTATAATACCTGTATGATTCAGAGGATTTTTCCAATCAAACTCCCCATCAACCGTATATTCATTCTTGCGGGGGTCAATAATTAAAATTCTATCCTGACTCGATACCGGCTCGTTACAATACTCAGAGGCAAAAGAGGAAGACCCTATCTCTTCGCGTCGGGCTTCGAGGACATCTTGTGGCCACTTTTCTGGCCATAGTACATAAGCCTTATTCTTATCGTGTTCATCGTAGGCGATAGCCTTGTAAACTTTACGATTCCAGAAATCAAATCGAGGGTCGTCTCCGGTTGTAGCATGATATAAAAAGGAACGACGATTGATAAGAGTCCCAACCCAATAAATAGAGGAGCCGGACTCAAGCATCGGTATGATCTGACGAAACAAGATCATCTCGAACTTCTCTATAAGGTTCTGGGCAGCTGCTTGTGAATCCGAATCCGGGTCGTTCTCCGGGTCATCAAGGATAAATAATCTGGGACGTCCACCACGCTTTTTGCCCATAACAGATAAACCTCGAATGACAGCCCCATTCAATAAAGACAGTTGATGGTGATTCCAGATCTTCTGTCCTCTTGGGGGCTTCATCTCTCCGAAGTCCTCGATGATTAATTGATTCTCCGTAAATTGCTGAATCAGCTTGTCGAACCGATCTTCTACGAGCCTATCAGTAGCAAGTCCAAGAGTCATGTCGTAGTGTGGTCGAGTGAGTGCCAACATCAAAGGCATCTCGATGCCTATGACGGTACTTTTTGCACTACCACGAGGAGCAGCCTGAGCGTTTCTTGCATAAAACCCCAAGTCGTAAACCATATTATAATGAAATTCAGGAGACTCTTGGAATCCATTTTTATAAAAGAGTTTTCCCGCTCCGCCAAGGTAAACACGACGGAAGAAATCCCAAGCGACTACAAGTTTCTCAGGAGTAGATTGGTCTGCAAACACGGCCAATCTCGCCTGCTTCTGCCCCTCGTGGGTCAACTCTTCATAGTCGCGAGGCAGAGGCCAAAGATCATAAGGTCGATGAATAAGCATTATTCTCTGGTGGCATTAAAAACAGATTCCCAACTTGCTATTTCAATAAAAGCAGTTTGAGTCTTAAAATCATAATGAACCGGAACATTCAAAGTATGTCCTATAAGTATAAGCCTTGTCAGACTTGTTGCATCATCCATATTACAACTTAATTTTGCAACTTTAATTGGTTCAGAATTAACTCTTTTATAGCGAGCCGAAGAACCATATCCACTTGTTTTTTTATATCGTGGGATAAGTAAAATAGAAGTTGTCCAGTGCATAATTAAAATCCTATTCTAAAATTATTTTTTCTTCTAATCAGCATAGATTATGGGTTTAATGCAGGAAGAACTCTGATAACATCGAAGAATGCTATGGTAGTAGCGATACCAGCGGACCAGGTTTCGTTGGAAATATTTGTTCCCATAACAACTCTGAGACTCGGCCATATACCTTCGATATATCCAGGTTGTTTAAGAGTAGCATGAACCAATTCCGGAATGCCAGCATTATTAGAAAAAGCCCATGTAGGCGTTGCCGGAACGACTAAAGGTTGTCCGCACAAAACTATTATGTGCATAGCGACACCTGCTACAGTGAAATTTTCACTAAAAATGTAGTTACGCAGTTTAATTAAGTCAAGTTCTTCTGTTGGAGTCTTCGTAGATTCAGCCTCTAACTTTTCCTGTAATTTCACAGTACGAGCTGCAACCGCTCCACATATCGCACATTTATTAGACTCGTCTAAGGCATCCTCTTTGCCATAAATTGTCCCACATCCAGTACACTCATACTCAGTATGAGTTTTCTTCTTGGGAGATTCCAGGGTAGAGTCTTCTGTCGCAGGTTGGTGGGCGGATTTTGACACATGGGTTGTCATCTTCGGCGGAATCATCGCCTGATCCTCCGCTGTCAATCCCGGCATTTTTACCATCTGGTGTTCCTTTGGAATCAATTGGCGTTGTGGGCTGTTGAATGCCGCCAGTGCTTCCTCTGGACTGTCCGCACTCAAGAGGCGTTCCTCCGTCTGTCGCTGAAGTTCCTCCAGGCCCATCGGAATTTTCAATGCATTCGCTTCCGCTTGTTTGCGAGTTGGCGGTTTCTCCTGACCTATCGGCGTCGGGAGGGAAGACTGAGTTGGTGTCTGTCCCTCCGAAGCTCTCTTGCCTATCGCATTCTCGATATTCGGTTTTTGGTTCTCGGTCATCTTGGGACTCCTTGATTTCTTTTGATTCTATATGTTTAGTAGGATTCAAAAATCCTGCCATACGGCGTGCATGAAAAGTAGTTTGACCTCCTTGTGGATTTGGAGATGTTGTAGAGACATCAGCAATATAGCCTGATGTCTCCGCAGCATCTTTGAGTAATTCGCGGAGATGTTTAATAGCTTTGAACTTAATGGAAAGGTTAGCATTCTGTTTGGCAAGTTTGATGGTCTCCTGTATCTCAAGAGTGTAGGACCAGCTAAGTTGCCGAAACAAGGAGACAATAATTCCAGGATCATTGAAGCTAACTAACGCCTCCAGTATCTCATCGTGGTCAGATTGTTGAATCTCATCAGCCATTAAAAGACATCTTTCCTCCAAACCGCTTGAGCAATTTGTCGTGGAATTCGTGGCCCGATTCTGCAATGACGACGGGTTTGGATGTAGCTGCTGTCCCCTTGCCGTCAAGTCCGAGACCTACCCAATACCTTGTGCCAGAGTCAAAAGAAAAATCATCTACTGTCCCGGTGACAATAAATGGACGGCCTACAGAGCAGACACATACCTTACCTGTGAGGTCCTCGCTTTCGTGTGGAATTCGTGGCATATCAATTCTCCTATATATAAATTATCCCCAAAATGCCATGTGGCCACTTGACCACATTCGTTGTAAACATCTGGAACATTTGCCGAGTCGGTGACATCTGGAATTTATCTTCGTCATTTGGTGATTGCCGCACTTGTTACACGCTATCTTAACAGAGTTTTTGTAGAATCGGACTATCTTCGGTCTCGAATCAAGAAATGTTCTGATTTTTTGGATAGTTTTTGGTCGGCGGAAGTGTCGATAAAGTCTAAACAGCATGTTACAAACAAACATTGATAAAATCACTACAGCAATATTCCAAATCATATTTTTCTCCTCGTCCTGTGTAGTATATATACTACTCAGGATCGCTTTTTCTTATTCACTTAATAGGGTTAAGTTTCTATTTTTAGCCCAATCAGGATATTGTTCAGGCGAATCGCCATATATCATTTGAG